GATTGGAAGAACACACAGGTCACGCACATGAGGGGTGTAGTTAGAAAGAAGGTGAACTTATTGGCAAATAAGAAAACATACGGAAATATGTCAAAAGCTGAAATAATCAAGGAAGAGAAAGCGAAACTTAACGGAATTTACGCGAAGTTAGAAGCCAAAACTAAGAAGTCGGTAAGCTCACTGATAGATGAAGCTGCTTTTATGGCTGCAAGTCTTTATGAGTTAAGAGAAATCATTAATGAAAAGGGATACACGGAAGAATACCAAAACGGGGCCAGCCAATCCGGTACAAAGAAATGCTCAGAGGTTGAAATATATATTCAGCTATCCAAAAATTATATGTCTATCATAAAACAACTTACCGACTTACTCCCGAAAGAGGATATGACCAAGCAACCTAAGGATGATGGCTTCGATGATTTCGTAAATGGAAGGGAAGATGTCTAATGGTTAAATATCCAAAAGACTATAATCCAATTCTTGAATATTGGGCAGATATTGAAAGTGGAAAAGAAGTTGTAGACGATAAAATTTATCGGACATATAAAAAAGTTGTTTACGATATCAATAATCCTGGTGAATATTTCTACTCGCCACAACGAGCCAATCACATATTAGAATTTGCCGAAAACTACTGTAAACATTCAAAAGGTAAGTTCGGAGGAAGTCCAGTTGTATTAGAGCTATGGGAGAAAGCACACTTTGCAACCGTATTTGGATTTATTGATATTAACGGAAATAGAAAATACCGTAAGTCTAAGCTAATCGTAGGTAAGAAAAATGGTAAATCGTTATTAGCTTCCGTAGTTGGCTTATATATGCAAGTGGGGGATGGAGAACCAGGACCAGAAGTATATGCGGTTGCAACGAAAAGAGATCAAGCTAAAATTATATGGCTTGAAGCAAAGCGCATGGTTAGAAAATCGAAATCGCTACTTAAACGGATCAAAACATTAGTTGCGGAACTAATAAGTGATTTTAATGACGGAGTTTTTAAACCTCTTGCAAGTGATTCTGATACATTGGATGGGCTTAATATACATTGTGCCTTAATGGATGAAATACACCAATGGAGAAACGGAAAAGCACTATACGACATCATAGCCGATGGTGTAAGCGCAAGAGAACAACCACTTATTTACATAACATCGACAGCCGGAACCGTCAGAGAAGATATATATGATGCTGAATACGAAGACTCAGAAAGAATTATAAATGGGTACTTCGATGAAGACGGCTATCATGACGAAGAAACAATTTCATTTATATATGAACTGGACAACCGCAAAGAATGGACGGATCCTGACTGCTGGAAAAAAGCTAATCCCGGTTTGGGAACAATTAAAAATTTAGAAACATTAAGAAGAAAAGTAGAAAAGGCAAAATTAAACCCGGCATTAGTTAAAAATCTTCTTTGCAAAGAATTTAATATAAGAGAAACAACATCAGAAGCATGGTTAACCTTTGAACAGGCAAACAACCAGGCTTTATTTAATTTACAAGAGCTTAAACCTCGCTACGGCATAGGAGGAACAGACCTTTCAAGTACGACAGACTTAACCGCGGCAAAAGTTATTTTTATGGTTCCAAAAGACGAGCACATATATGTACTGCAAATGTACTGGATACCAGAAGATTTAGTTGAAACTAGAGTAAGAGAGGACAAGATACCTTATGACTTATGGATAGAACAAGAACTTGTTAGAATCTGCCCGGGGAATAAGATACATCCTAAGTATGTTACCCAGTGGTTTTTAGAAATCCGACAAAAATACGATATTTACATTCCATGGATAGGCTATGACGGATGGAGCGCAGAGTATTGGGTTGAAGAAATGCAGCAAAATTTCGGTAAAGAGTCAATGGTGCCGGTTATCCAAGGTAAAAAGACATTATCAAGTCCAATGAAGATATTAGGAGCTGATTTGTCAAAGAAAATCATAGTTTATAATAACAACCCACTAGACAAATGGTGCTTGTGCAATACGGCAATTGATGTTGATAAAAACGACAACATACAGCCAATCAAAACAAGCAAGCCAACAAAACGTATTGATGGAACCGCAGCTCTTCTTGATGCATGCGTAGTACTTCAAGATAAAATGAACGAGTACTTAAGTATGATATAGAAAGGGGTGAGAAATTGGGGTTATTTAATATATTTAAAAATGAAACAAAGGCAGCAAGATATAAAATGATTACCGATACCGGCAACGGCTTCTATTCATGGAATGGCAAGTTATATCAAAGTGACATAGTGCGAGCTTGTATAAGACCTAAAACAAAAGCAATGGGAAAGTTGGTAGCTAAGCACATTAGAAGCGACACAAACGGCATTAAAGTCAATCCAGAGCCATACATAAGGTTCTTATTAGAGGAACCTAACCCATATATGTGCGGACAAGTCATGCAAGAGAAGGTTGCCAATCAATTAGCATTAAATAATAATGCATTTATTTTAATAATTCGTGATGAATTCGGTTATCCGTGTGAATTATATCCGATACCATGCGGAAGCGTTGAAGCAGTGTATGAAAATAACGAATTACATTTAAAGTTTTATTTCCTAAATGGGAAAATAACGAAATTTCCATACACGGAAGTAATTCATATCCGGGACGATTTTAGCGAGAACGATATTTTTGGGGAAAGCCCAGCGAGAGCATTATCATCTTTAATGGAAATTGTTAATACAACAGATCAGGGTATAGTTAAAGCAATTAAAAACAGCGGCGTCATTAAATGGCTGTTAAAATTCTCCACACAGCTAAGGCCAGAGGATATCAAAACAAATGTAAAAGAGTTTGTAGATAATTATCTATCTATCGACTCAGAAACATTCGGGGCTGCCGGAGTAGATGCGAAAGCTGACATTCAAAGGATTGAACCTAAGGACTATGTACCAAACGCAATGCAGATTGACAGAACAACATTGAGAATATATGCATTCTTCAATACAAATGAAAAAATAGTAATGTCAACCTATGATGAAGTCGGATGGATAAGCTATTATGAAGCGGTTATTGAACCGATGGCAACACAAATGTCAAGCGAATATACACGAAAGCTTTTTACAAGACGAGAAAGAGGATTTGGAAATAAAATTTATTTTGAAGCATGTAATCTAAGCTATGCAAGCACACAAACAAAACTCGCATTTGTTGCCATGGTTGATAGAGGCGCAATGGTACCTAACCAATGGAGGGATTTATTTAATTGGGCACCTATAGAAGGCGGAGACGATCCAATCAGAAGATTAGATACACAGGTAGTAAACCAAATAACTACAATGCTTAAAAATATGACGCCTGATAACTGTTTAAAGGTAGCAAATGCAGTAAGTATTATCTTGACTGGATACAAGAAAGGAGGTAGCAAAGATGCCAAAGATTGAAGTTAAAGGGGCAATTGTATCTGACGAAGACAAATGGATTTATGACTGGTACGGAGTGCAATCAACGAGCCCAAAAGATATTAGCAAAGGATTGGCCACTGCAAACGGTCAAGATGTTGAGGTAGATATCAATAGTGGTGGTGGAGACATCTTCGCAGGATCAGAAATTTACACGGCACTGCGAAGTTATAAAGGAAACGTTCAAATCAATATAGTGGGATTAGCGGCGAGCGCAGCATCAGTCATAGCAATGGCCGGAAAGAGTAAAATTACACCTACCGGAATGTTTATGATCCACAATGTTTCCAGTTATGCAGAGGGCGACTATAGAGATATGGCACATAATGCAGAAATATTAAAGGTTGCAAATCAATCCATTGCGAATGCATATAAAGACAAAACAGGGCTATCCGATAAAGCATTATTGGCGCTTATGGATAAAGAAACATGGATGTCGGCAGAAGACACAGTGAAGAATAAATTTGTAGACGGTGTAATGTTTGCAAATGGCTTCACAAATCAAAGCAAGCTAGCTTTTTACAATAGTACAACGGTTCTACCACCAGAGGCTATTGAAAAAATAAGAAACACGATTAAGAATCCGCAATCTGAAAATTTAGACGATACGGTTTTTTTAATGGAAAAAGCAAAGGCACAATTAAATCTTTTAAAATTGAAGGGAGAAACAAGACATGAAATTTAAAAACTACAAAGAGTATCAAGATTTACGTAAGGCATTAATTGACGAAGCAAACACACTTTTAAGTGGTGGCAAGGTAGATGAATCCAATACCAAACAAGATGAGGTAAAGTTATTGGACACCGCATGGGATGATTTTGCAAAGGCACAAGCAAACCTTAACGCATTAAACAATGTTAAACCGGTAATTCAATTATTCGGTAAAGGTGGAACATTGACAATGGGAGAAGAATCAACACAGGAAGACATCCACGGATCCAAAGAGTACAGAATTGCGTTTGCCAACTATATTGCAACAGGCAAGAGCATCCCTACTAAATTTCTAAATGTCGATGAAAGTACTACGACGGGTGATGTATCTAGTGTGATTCCGACCACTATCATTCCGAGATTAGTAGAAGCTATGGAAAAGATCGGTATGATTTATCCATTAGTTACCCAAACCAACTACAAGACGGGTGTAAACATTCCCACTTCAATTGTCATGCCAGTTGCAACACGCGTTGCTGAAGGCGCAAGTTCGGACCGTCAGAAAAAGACAACAGCTTTTATTTCATTCTCTAAATTTAAACTCCGTTGTGAGATTTCTTGGAGCATGGAAGTAAACGAAATGACACTCGGATTATTTGAAACCGCATTCGTGCGCCAGGTATCCGATGCAATGGTTAAAAAAGTCGAGAGTGAAATTCTTTCAACCGCAAACGGTACTACAAGTTGTAAAGGTATCCTTGCTGAAACCCCTGCAACAGGACAGGCATTAACCGCCAAAACCCTTACATACGAGAAGCTTGCCGAAGCAGAAGCAGCGCTTCCGGAAGAGTACGAAGGCGGCGCAGTGTGGTGCATGTCAAAGAAAACCTTTATGGGCTACATCGGAATGACGGATGCGAACGGTCAACCTATTGCACGCATTAATTATGGCATCGGTGGCAAGCCAGAAAGAACACTTCTTGGTAGAACCGTTGTACCATCAGGAAGTTATCTCCCTAGTTTTACCGCAACATTAACCGCAGGCACAATATTTGCATTCCTATTCAATTTTGCTGATTATGTACATAACACGATTTACGACATGGGTATTCAGAGGAAGCAGGATTGGGACACAGAAGATATGTTGACAAAGGCAGTTATGTCAGATGACGGCAAAGTAGTTGACAAGGGATCCTTAGTAACCATTTCTAAGATAGTATAAGGAGGAGCTAAATGACAGCGTATAAACATTATTTTGGTCAGATAATTACAACCGATGTGCCTGATGTGAGTGTAGATCATGCATTTCTCGCACATATTCAAATAGCGGCAACTGATGCAACAGTGGCCAACACTACAGGCGTGTTAGCGGCAACGGCATCCACAGGAACACAGCTGGTTATCACAACCGGTATAACAAATCCCAATATTCCCAGATGTGTTACAGCGACAGCGGGGGGCACGGCGACCGACATCAAGGTAATTGCGGTTGTTGTTGAAGGAACAAACTATGCAGATGAAGTAATCACCGAAACATTACCTGTATTTACACTCGACACAGCCGGAACCGTACAGGGAAGTAAAGCATTCAAGACGGTTACCAAAATTACAATACCGGCACACGACGGAGTAGGAGCAACAACAGCAGCCGGCTTCAACGAAAAACTCGGGTTACCTTATAAGTTGGCTCACAATACCGTTCTTGAAGCATATTTAGACAATGTAAAAGAAGCTACGGCCCCGACAGTTACCGTATCCACAACAGCAATTGAAGGCAACACAATTGATCTTGTAACTGCACTTAGCAGTAAAGTTGTTGACATATATCTTATGGTTTAATAATGTTTGAGAGGGTGCTTAAATGTGCCCTCTCTTTCTTATGAGGGGAGGGTGGCATGTTAGAGAAAATAAAATTAGCGCTTAGAATCAAGACGACAGCATTTGATACCGAAATAAACGACCTTATAGCAGCGGCAAAAGCAGATTTAATATTTAGCGGTTTGCTTGTGGCCAAGGTAATAGATACAGACACCCTTATAATCAGGGCAGTAACGCTGTATGTGAAATCAAATTTCGGGCTTGATAACAACGACAGTGAGAAATACCAACAAGCCTACGAAAGTTTAAGGGCACATTTGGCTTTATCCAGGGATTATACAGGATTTAAGGTAACTTTTACCGTGAAAGTACTTACGGTACCGGTTGGCGGAGCAATAATTAAAATTAGCGATAATGTTTTGAAGACTAACTCAGTGGGCATAGCTATTTACTACCATTACACGGACGGCACGGACATAGAATACGCGGTGTCATTCGAAAATTATTACGCTAATGGAATAGTATTGATTGACAGTGATAAGGCTATTGCTGTTAATCTTGCATAGGAGGCGTTTTGATGTGGAAAGACACAATTGAACTAGGCAACACAACCGAAACAGTAATTTATGGCGAAGCAATATCAACCTTTGCATACCGTGAAGTATTCGCAAATGAAAAATCCATAAAACAATCCGAATTTTACCAAGCTGCATCAGTTGGATTAAAGCCCGAATTAATGTATGAGATTCGCAGCTTCGAATTTGACAATGACGAAAAAGTTAGAATCGGAGGAATAACAGGCAAAGAATACAGTATTGTACGAACTTATAAAAAGGGTGAGATTATAGAACTTACTTTGTCGGCCATAGTAGGGACGGTGGTGTAATGGCTAGGGCTAAAAAAGAACCATTTACTTTTGAATCTAATCTTGAAAAGATAACCGCTAAAATACATGAGAAACCATACAAGGTTATGAATATTATCGGTCAAACAATCGTGAGAGAAATGAAAGCCACGACAATGAAATCTCAATTCCATCAAAGAAAAGGTATTTTAACTAAGACCTTGGGATATTGGGCAAGAAGAAACGAAAAGGATCTGCAGATTGGTTTTAAAATGTCTATCCCTGGTATAGTCGGAAATATGATAACCGGAAAAGAACAGGATCCAATAAAACCGGTGGTAATTAAAAACGCACAGGTGATTCAAGATATGATCGCCGTAGCCTTAGACGAAATAAGGAAGGAGTGATTGAGTGAACACAAACGCAGTAGTAGACGAAATTCTGACTTACTTGGTAACTAAGCATTCCAGAGCATATCGCAACAGCGCGCCAACTACGATAACTGTTAATAATGTAAAGATACCCACTCCATTCCCTTATGTAGTATTTAGAACCGAGAGCGCGACAAATACTATACCGAGCGAAGATTACTACCTTAATATCGACATATACGAGGACGTAACAAAGAGTGTTCGAGCTATGGAAGATTTGGCAGACTTAATCGACAACGGACTTAATCACACAGTTATCAATACATCAATATTA